GAGTGGGATTAGAGAAATATAAAAAACAAAATGGCTTCCTGGACTTCACTGATATGATCCTAGAGTTTATTAAACGTAATGTATCTCCTAAGTTTCGTTTACTTATTATAGATGAGGCGCAAGATCTTAGCGCAATTCAATGGAATATGGTAGACATTTTATCTAAAAATGCTACTCATACCTATATTGCCGGGGATGATGATCAAGCTATATTTGAATGGGCGGGCGCACACCCGTGGCGCTTTAAACAACAGACAGGAAATAGAATTATTTTAAATCAATCGTACCGTGTACCGTTAGCCGTGCAACAGCGGGCAAATTCTGTAATAGGCCGTATAGGACACAACCACCGAGTACAAAAAGAATGGGGGGCTACAGAGAGAGAAGGGGTATTAAAACTTCAAACCAATCCCTATCGTAATATAGATTTCTTAAAAGATGATTGGCTAATTTTAGCACGAACAAATTATATATTAGACAAAGTGGAAGAAGAATTAAAAACGCGGGGGATATTTTATCAACGACACAATTCTAAATCCGTGAGTGATCGTCTACTCCTAGCTATTAATAGTTGGACTAAACTTACACGCAACCGGTCTATTACATTAGAAGGCGTAAAGGCCATGTATCATTATATGAATGTAGATACAGGAGTAAAGTATGGATTCAAAACAATGCCACGGGCCAGTGAAGATAAAGAATATACCCATGGGGATTTAATAGATAATCACGGATTACTTTTACCCCAGACTATGCAATGGGATGTAGCGTTAGATCGTATATCTCCAACAAGACTGGCTTATTTATTGGCTTCATTAAGACGAAATCAAAATTTAAACCATGAAGCAAAAGTTAAACTCTCTACTATTCATGGATCAAAAGGCGGGGAAGCAAGCAATGTATTATTATTTTCTCAGTTATCCCACCGTGTTGATGAGGGGTATAGAAAAAATAGGGATGCAGAACGCCGGGTCTTCTATGTGGGAATGACACGAGCAAAAAATGAATTGCACATGGTGCGTTCAGAAAATGATAAAGAGTTTTCAGAAATGTTTTGGAGGGTGTAATGAGAACAAGAGATTATTTAGACAAGGCTATCAAAGTTGTAACGGGACAAAGACAACATGATTATGGGAATAAATATGAGAACCATAAAAACATCGCAGACTTATGGAGTGCTTATTTAGAAACAGAAATATCGCCTCATGATGTGGCAATATGTATGCTCCTTGTAAAAGTAGCACGACTGAAACACAGAAAGACGGAAGACTGTTACGTAGACATGGCGGGATACGCGGCAATCGCAGGGGAAATACAGGATAAAGAATGAAAAAAACAACAATAAGAAGCAAGGATGGAAAACGAACAGTGGGAATGTATCCTGAAAGCTGTCGAGAAATTACTTTTAAGTATAATGATTTTTATAACGAAGAAAAAGATAGGTATGGATGGCCCGAGGACTCCCATTTATTACTTTCTCCTACAAGAATACTTGATGGCACAAAAGATAAAGCTGGACTGGAGGCTTGGAGAAAAAGAGTGGGGGAAGAAGAAGCTAACCGAATTACTGAAGAAGGAATAAGCATTGGAAAAAGTATGCACAAATATCTGGAAAATTCTATTTGGAAATTTTGCATTAATTGGAGGCTTGGTGATGAATGGAAATCAAAATATGCAAACTATCCTCCCCTTGTCAATCCCGCATACCACCCCTACGCTGAGCTCGCAACTAAGATGGGAAATATAATATTGGAAAAAGGATTAAAGGATCGCTTGGAATGGGTCTACGGAGTAGAAGCTCATATTTATTACAGCATTTATTTCCGGGGCGTTATTGATCTCGTGGGAGTTTATGAAGGGGAAGAAGCCATTGTTGATTTTAAAACAAAAAAACAAATGCCTAAAGAAGAATGGACCGAGGATTGGAAAATGCAAGTGGCGGCATACGGAATGGCTCATAATTTACAATGTAGAACTAACATTAAAAAAGGAGTTATCTTGATAGTCACACGTGAAGAAGAATTTAAGCGCATTATTATTGAGGGGGAGGAATGGAATATGTATTATGAAAGGTTTTGTGAAAGGCTAAGTGATTTTATCGCCACTGATAGAGATGTAAAACACAGGGAATATAAGTGGGCGCAGCTGCGATATGATGAAATTCAAAAAACCATAAAGGAAATAAAATAGGAGGCCTATGCAGATACCCTTATTTCAAACTAAAATTGAATGGCTCCCTCCGGAAAGGATACCTGATTTAAGCGAAGCAAAAGAAATTGCCATTGATTTAGAAACAAGAGACTCGGGATTGAGTGAAAAAATAGGGCCTGGTTGGGCCGTGAGTAATGGTTATGTTATTGGCGTAGCTATAGCTGTTGAAGGGTGGCAAGGTTATTTTCCTCTTCGTCATGAAGGCGGGGGCAATATAGATGAAAAGGTTTTTACAAGACAGCTTAAAAAAATTTTAGAATTACCGTGTGATAAAATATTTCATAATGCAATTTATGATGTAGGGTGGTTACATCAAATGGGGCTAAAGGTTCACGGCCGTATTATTGATACGATGATAGCCGGTCCTTTGGTAAATGAAAACGAACCCAACAGATTTTCTCTTGATGAGTTAGGAAGAAAATATGTAGGAGAAAAAAAAGCGCAAACTGCTTTATATGAAGCAGCTAAGGAGTGGGGTGTTGATGCAAAGACTGAGATGTGGAGACTACCTCCCATGTATGTGGGCCACTACGCTGAACAGGACGCATCCCTAACATTAAAACTATGGGGCGTGTTAAGACGTGAAATAGTTAAACAAGAACTTATAGATGTATTCAAATTAGAAACAGATTTATTTCCTGTTTTATTTGAAATGAAAAAGAAGGGAGTAAGAGTAGATGTCGATCACGCAGAGAGAACAAAAAAATCTTTATATACTACAGAGAAAAAGATACTTAAAAAAATCCATGAGATTACAAATATCCACGTTGATATTTGGACTCCGACATCTGTCGCCAAGGCTTTTGATGCGGCAGGGATATCTTATGAGCGCACTGAGAAGTCTAAACAGCCTCGCTTTGACAAGGACTTTTTGTCGAATCATTCTAATCCACTTGCAAGGTTGGTTGTTGAAGCTCGTGAGATTAATAAGGCGAGAACCACGTTCATTGACAGTATCCTCAAGCACGAGATCAAGGGGCGGATTCATGCTGAAATAAATCAAATGAGAAATGAGCAGGGAGGCACGATCTCTGGTCGGTTAAGTATGCAGAATCCAAACCTGCAACAAATCCCTGCTCGCAATAAAGATATAAGCCCTTTAATTAGAAGACTATTTATTCCTGAAGAAGGACAGACCTGGGGCTGCTTTGATTATTCTCAACAAGAGCCACGTCTTCTAGTACATTATGCAGCCTTAACTAAGCTTGAGGGGGCACAGCATTTAGTCGAAGGATATCAATCCGGCAACATAGACTTTCATCAAACTGTAGCAGACATGGCAGGCATTGACCGTAAACAAGCAAAGACAATTAATTTAGGCATGATGTATGGTATGGGCAAAGCTAAATTAGCAAATGAATTAAATCTTACAGAATTTGAAGCTGAAGATCTTTTTTCTAAATACCATACTAATGTACCTTTTGTTAAACAACTAACTAAGAATGCACAAAAACGAGCAGGAGATGTAGGTTTTATTAGAACAATCAAAGGACGCAAATGTCGTTTTAATTTATGGGAGCCATGGGAATTTGGAGCAGGACTACCTCTTCCTAAAAAACAAGCTGAACGTGAGTATGGTGGGTTCACTAGAATAAAAAGAGGGTGGACATACAAAGCGTTGAATAGATTAATACAAGGCAGCGCCGCTGATCAAACTAAACAAGCTATGGTTATCCTATATGAAGAAGGTTTCTTACCTTTAATACAGGTTCATGATGAACTCGATCTTTCTTTTGAATCAGAAGAGCAAGCGAAGAAGATCATTGAGGTAATGGAACATTGTGTAGAATTAAATATACCCAGTGTAATTGACTTAGAGAAAGGTCCCTCATGGGGGGAGGCAAAATAATATGGCATACGCAAATAAAAGACAAGAAAGGTATATTATGACTGAAAAAGGAAAAGAAGCTATTAGAAGATCGAGAAGAAAAGAAGCAGCAAAGTTACGTGCTACTCCAGACGGAAGAATAACTTTAAGATACCGAAAGATTAAATGTGAATGGGGAAAACCTGTTGCTGACTGGTGGCTTAAACAAGATACAAAGTGCCCTGCATGTGGCCCACATGTTCTTTATGACAAAGCTCCCACACGAATAAAAGGAAGAAGCAATGAATCAGAATTAGTTATTGATCATGATCATCGATATACAAGAAAAGATTACAGAAATAATTCAGATCTTTTACCAAGAGGTATTTTGTGTCACCGGCATAATTTAGCTTTAGGTATGGTTAAAGAAAATATAGAAGAACTTAAAAGAATGATAGATTATATAAAGAACTTACCTGTTGGCAGGAAGGTTTGATGTAGAGGTAACAGGGGGAGCAACACGACGCAATGTCCAACCGTAGCGTTTGCTATAGTATGCCTTGGTTTCATACATTTTTTCAATATCTTTTTTGGTTAAATCTGATAAGATCTTGAGTGTTTGTTCTTGCTGCATACAATTGACACTATTTACATTTTTACAAAGACACAAGAAAAACCAACAATACTCTTGTGAACTGTGTCATCGTTTGTACGACAAGACGTGTAAAGGTGTAAAGGTTGAAAATGATTAAAATTTGGTTACTGCTGATGATTATATCCATGCCAGATCAGCCATCGGTAAAATACACAGCCTATATTTATCCTGATGAAGAAAAATGCTTAACGGCACAGGATAGCTATAATATAGCCTATAAAAACAAAGACCAGGATTATAAAAACAAAATAAAATCAGAGGCTTTTTGCATCCCTTTTGACGCTTTCCCTATTGCGGGAATGCAGTCTCCGGTGAGTGCATGAGAATTATTCTTTTAGTTATTCTTTTTCTGCTTATATTGTTTGTGGTAAGTTGCACGATGTATGAAGGATTATCTATGAAGCCCCACAAAACTAGTGTGACAACAACCTATGGACAGGATGAAGTGGACAAGGCCAATGATAGTAAGGATCAAACAAAAGATTCAATGCAAATTACCATTAAGCAAGAGTTTTTATGGAAAGAATGATAAGCAGTGGGGTAACTGACGATTAAAATTATTCTTATTTGTGCCACTATTATTATAAGTGTTTCAATTTGGCGTTACTATTCTCCATACCAAACCTTTATGCGTGACTGTATATATAATGAACACTATGAATGGGACTTTAGCAAGGAATATTGTACCTGGCATTATAAGGAATTATTAAAGGAGGGTTCTTGGTTAAAAGAATTTTTAGAAAATTAATTTAATTTATTATTTATTTGTTTTACTTGTTCTTCTATCACTGCTAGTCGTGCATCAATACGCAATAAATCTAAATCTTTAATGCTTGATTCAAGGGCCGTGACCCGTGAGGAAAGCATCCCGTTTGTAAAAGCTATGCCCGCTACAATGCAGGCTACCCATATCCAATCACGAACGCTTAACATTATACCCCCAACTCTCTAGAATAAAATATTCCTGATTGATCAGGGCTACCGAAAAGTCTTAAGTTTCCCCCCCAAAGTGGTTTGTTATATTCAAGTTGTTGATTTTCAAGATCAATATCAAAACCCCTATCATCTTGCATCTTATTGTATCCTTCTTGCAAGACATTGGCTCCTCGTTGAAATATTCCTTCATTGGGAAGCTGGTCCCTTAAATTAAAATAATCAAGAAGGTTCATTCCTGAAACATCCGTCCCTGAAAAAATTCCGTCGCCTATCACAGTATTATTACCTGCGGGCATTACTTGATAACCATCAGATAAATCTAAACCGGCTGCATTTACATTTATCGGAGCCGTACCATCGACGCTATTAGCAAGAATCTCATTGTTTCCGTTTCCAAGATTATAAGCTTCGGGTGTACCGAGAGCTTCTGCATATCCTAAAGGAAATTCTGTTCCCGGCAAACCTAGAGTTTCAGGATTAGCGTAGGGAATATCTCTTCTCTTTCCCTTATCAAATAAACTTTTTAGTCCCTGTGCTACCAAAGGTCCCTTTTGCAGGAGATTGGCTACTGGATACATTTTTGCATACGCTTGAGGATTTGTATTCTGTAAATTTCTTGTCGGGTCTATATAATATTTATCCTTTGTTTCTCTAAATATATCATGACCGGCACCGGTCATGATAGGCTGGCCTGTCCTAGAAGAACGAACAATTCTTCCGTCTGGGCCCCCCTGTCTTAATACACCTCCTGCTTCTATGGCGCGTTCTAATCCTAAGTCAGTAGTGAATTTATTCTGCCTGGAACGGAGGTCCTTCGCTTTATCTGTATCCCCCGACCTAAGAGCTTTTTGAACACGGCGATCAAGACTACCAATGCTTTCTTTTATCTCATTGATTTTATCTTGCCGCGTTTTTTTCGCTTGCGCTTCAAGGTATGCCCCTTTTGTGTCTGTAAACTCTGCCATTATATTAGCCGCCTATCGCTGTTAAAGATTTTTTCTTCCCAAACGTGGACTCTACACCCAATGCTTCATAAAATCTATCACGAATTGCGGGGGTTGACGCTACAATTGGTATTGATTTAACTATTTCCCGAAGAAGTTTTTTCTTTTCTCCTTGTGTCATGAGGTCAGCGATCCCCTCTAAGTAACTCACGAGCCTTGTTACAACAGGACCCATCAATGCTTCAACAGGACCAGATCCAAATCTCTCTGCTCTTGCGGCGTCCATTAAAAACTGAACAGGGCCTAAGAAACCTGTTCTTTCTACTGCCCTTAAAAGTTTCTCATTGAGATCTTCATCTTTATAACGTTTACTTCCTTCAGGACCGTATTGTAAAAACTCTCTCAATTCATTACCAAGAGTTGCAGCGATAACCATAATCGCCCCAACAGAAAAATACTTTGCGGCATTAGGCACCCCTTCATAAAATCCCGTGTCTTTTACTTCACTAATCCATCGTTTTAAAACAGTGTTAGAGAAAGCCACTTGGAAACCTTTTAACTGAGAAAACAAAGCGAGCTTAGGATCAGACATCCACATAGGCCTTGTTACGGCCCGGGGGTTCATAACTACTTCATTAGTATATCGTACTCCGGCTAATCTTACTTGATCTTGATAGAAAGGAGTTGCTTTATATTCTTCCACATTTCCTTTTCTGTAAGCTTCGGAACGAACAAAAGCAACAGCGTCATTTGGATTGACACCTAATTCTCTTAGTTGTTCTGCATAAACTTTATATCTTCCTGTTTGTGGTAGTTCTTCTACGCTTGTTAAGTCTAATCTTTTCATGTTACTGGATAAGAAGCGTGCATGACTAAACACCATATTACGCCCTGAAGCATTAGCCAACATTCTATTCCATCTAGTAAACTGAGAAAGAAAATTTAGACGAAAAAACTTTTCTGTAATTTTATTTGTTTCTTGTCCTCCACCAAAGGCAGCCGCTTGTCTTTCCAAGACAGACGCCTCCAAACCTAATCCAATATCTGCTACGGCTGTATCAAATTCATCACGAGGAAAACGAGGAAAAACAGAACGAACAATTCCTTTCATACCACTAAATAAAGACTTTAATATAATTGTCGGACCCGCACCACCACGTGTGAGTACCAGGAATGGTTCGCTTAAAGATGATATAGTAGCAAAAGGAAGAGTAAGAATATATCCATAGGTAATTAAGGCCGCATTTAATTTACGAAAAAAATTATTTTCAATGGGCTTGTATTGTTTCTGTAAAGCCTTAGCTATATTAAACATCCTTTGTTTTTCGTTTTCAGTCATTGGACGTCCTTTAGCCTGAACTTCTGCTTCAATTTCATTTATACGTGATTTTAAAATTTCATTTTCTTTCCCAAATCTTTTTGCGTATTCAACACGGCGTATAACACTATCACGGTAACGGTTAAACACATCAACAACATTGGTATTAATAAACGGGCCAAGTTGTTCTGGATCTAAATTTTTTAATTTTCTTTCACGTTCAATGTTTCCCGCTTTTTTAGTAGGATCCATCTGCCCTTCTGTATCTGTTAAATTCATAAAGCCCCTGTTTTCAATAACATCACTTACTGTTGCAGCGGGATCTGTAAAACCATTTCTTGCCAACATGTTTTCAAACTCTGCTCTAAACTTACTATCGCTTTGTAATTTTTTATATTTAATCATAATAGGAAAATAGTTATTTACTTTCCCTGGCGTAAACCCAACAGTCTTTCCTTCAAAGGCAATGCCTCCCCGTGTATGCTCTGCATCGATAACGTATTGATACAAATCTTCAAAGCCTTCCCGTATAAGTTTTCCTGCTTTAATTACATTGGCTGGAATTTTAGCTTTATTTTTAGGATCTAAATTAAATTTAGGATTAGTTAATATTTGATAGAGCTGTCTATTTGTTTTTGCTTTTAGCCTCGATGTAAAAGGAAGACGCAAAATTTTTGAAATACTTTGGATAGCTTGTTCTACTTTAGTGCTATATTTTCCCATGTTCATTATTATAGCTTCATCTATTGTAGCATCCTGTACTTTTTTCTTACCTCGACCATCATCAAAATAGGCAAAATCTGCCCGTACGCCCTCAGCAGTTTTGGACCGTGAAGCGAGATCATCTAATGCACTCACTGATTTTCCCACTGTTGCATTAACAAGAGCGTCCCATCCAAGACCTAAATTTTTTTTATACCGAGTTAAGAAACTCGTATCAATTAATTCCGGCCGTTCAGATAATATTCCATCTTTACCTAAAACATTATAGCGTATTTGTTCAGGGCCTTTTTTATAATAATTAGCAGAAATAGGACGGCCACCCATATCGTATACCATTTGTAATGTTTTACGTGCGGGCTTATCAACGATATTATTAATCTCCGCTCTTTGTAGTTTTAAAAAGTCTTGTTCATTATTAATTCCGTCAGGAAAAACGGCTCCGTAATTTTCTATAATTTTTTGTTTATCCGCTTCCGTTACTTCTTTGTTAAAAGTAGTAAAGTTAGGATATTTAATTACAGTTCCTT